GTCAACCAACTCATTATACCTCTTTTCGTATTCATCCTGATTTCTGACAAAGCGGGCATTGTCCGCTATGCATCGTTCCACCATATCGGCAATTGCCACCAGTTCATTTTGCAGATTGGCTTTTTCAAAAGTAGCCTCCGAAGTGTCCTGCATCTCTGCAAGCAGAACCTCCATGCACATGATGATGGTGTCCTTTTCGACCGTATAGAGGTTGATGGCTCGGACAAATAATTCCTTGATAGTTTCCTCGTCCAAGTGCGGGGTGGCACATTTTTCATCGTCACTGTATTTATGATTGCAGCGCCATATCACCCTACGGTATTTATCGTTGGAGTGCCATACCTTTGAGCCGTACCAGGAACCACAGTGACCGCATTTGATTTTGCTTGAGAAAATGCTGACCGAGCTGTTTCGGTTCTTGCCAGGGCATCGTGCTTTCATCAGTAGCTGCACCTTATCAAAAATGGCGGGTTCTATAATTGCCGGATGGTTGCCTTCCACATAATACTGTGGCACTTCGCCCTCGTTGATTTTCTTTTTGTGGGAAAGGAAATCCGTGGTGTAAACCTTTTGCAGGAGTGCGTCGCCTTTGTATTTTTCGTTGGTAAGGATGCTCTGCACCACCGCCTTGCCCCAGACCTTTTTCCCGCCGGGAGTCGGTATGCCTTCCTCCGTCAGTTGTTTTGCAATCACATAAGGGGATTTACCTTGAAGGAACAAACCGTAAATCCTGCGGACAACTTTCGCTTGTTCTTCGTTAATCACAAGATTGCCGTCCTCACCACGGTCATATCCGAGGAACCTGCCAAACGGCACGGAAACCTTACCGTCTGCAAAGCGTTTTCTCACGCCCCAAGTGCAGTTCTCGGAAATGCTGCGGCTTTCTTCCTGTGCAAGGCTGGACATAATGGTGATGAGCAGTTCACCCTTGCTGTCGAATGTCCAGATGTTTTCTTTCTCAAAGTAGCACTCCGTACCGTGTTCCTTCAACTTGCGGATGGTGGAAAGGCTGTCGACCGTGTTACGGGCAAATCGACTGACAGACTTGGTTACGATAAGGTCTATTTTCCCAGCAAGGGCATCCTCAACCATCTGCTTGAAACCGTCACGGTACTTGGTGGATGTTGCACTTATTCCTTCGTTAGAATACAGGCCGACAAACTCCCAATCCTCACGGCTTTGGATGTAGTTGGTATAATAATCGCACTGTGCAGCGTAACTGGTCTGTTGGTCTTCCATATCGGTAGAAACACGAGCGTAGCCTGCAACACGGCACTTTTTTCGGCTGTTGATAGGCGTGGCTGTGAATTTGCTTATGGTGGCGGGTATCGTTGTTACATTTTTCTTTGCCATTTTTCCGTTCTCCCTTCGTAAAACTTGTACTCAAGGCTACCATCCTCAAGCACTGTGATTTTCTCTATCTGCTGTTCAAAGGCAGTTTCATCAAATTCGGTCTGCCCAAGGATGAATGCTGAAATCCTACGCAGTTGAAAATCCGCATAATTTTGAGAATCGCACCCGATACCCTTGTAGCCGTATCTCTTGCCGATGCAATACCAGTAAGTCCACTTGTTTGCCGAAACAACCCTGTGGTACGGGTGTCCGCATTTACCGCAGAACACTTTCCCCTGAAAGCAGTCTGTAACCGTAAATTCGTGGCAAGTAGGATTTATTTTCAAATCCCTCCAGACACGGGTTTCACCGCCCACCAAATGGAACTCAATGCCGCCGTTTTCCTGTATCAGCATTTCTTTGACCCGGATTTCAAAAATCTCCTCATCAAAAATGTCTATGCCAAGAACCTCGGCGCAGATGCTTTTTAATTCATCATCGGAAAAGTTGCGGGTGCTGCAGGTCTGTCCAGATTCCTTTTTGGAACGGCAAATCCAATGGACGTATGTTTTCCCACGCTGTTTGCTTTTCTTCCTTGTGAAAGGCTGTCCGCAAACAGCACAGCGTATCTTCTTGGTAAAGCAGTATGTGGGGTTCAGCATCGCACTTCTGCGTTCAAATTCCTGCTGAACCCTTGCGTATGTTTCTCTGTTCAGAATGGCTTCATGGCAGTCAGTCATACGATACTGTGGCAGTTCGCCGTTGTTCCTTACCTTGGTTTTTTTGATAGGGTCTATCATGTAGCACTTCTGTCGTACCAGATCTCCGGCATAAATTTCATTGTGAATGAGATTATTCAGCGAAGCCTCCTGAAACAAATTACCATTGATGGTTCGGTAACCTTTGCCGTTCAGTTCATCGCAGATGCCTTGAAGCGAAATGCCCTCAAGGTATCGCTGAAACATCAGCTTTACGATTCCTGCTTCTTCCGGGATGATGACATACTGCTCAAGGTCATCATCGTAACGGTATCCGAGAATGTGCTTATTGGCTGCACCAATCTCCCCGGACTGGAAACGCTTTCTGACGCCCCATTTCACATTTTCAGAAATGCTGCGGCTTTCTTCCTGGGCAAAGGAAGCGAGGATGGAAAGCATCAACTCGCCGTCCTCCGAAAAGGAATTGATGCGTTCCTTTTCAAATCTGACCTCAACACCCAATTCTTTCAGGTGTCGGACGGTTTCAAGCAAGTCCAGCGTATTTCTTGCGAATCTTGAAATGCTCTTAGTAAGCACGATGTCGATTTTGCCTGCCTCACAATCTGCGAGAAGCCTTTGAAATTCATCACGCCATTGTGTTCCTGTACCACTGAGTCCTGTATCTGCGTACACCCCGGCAAATTCCCATTCTGGATTTCCCTGTATCAGCTTGTTGTAATAGCTGACCTGTGCTGATACGGAATGCATAAGCCTTTCCGTATCCTTGGACACTCTGGCATACGCAGCAACTCGTTTTCTTCGCTCCAAGGTAGCAACGGCAGGCTCTATTTTCTTGATTTTTGCCATTTTGCTGCCTCCTAAATTGTATTAACCTGGGGTTTTACATCCCTTGGTCAGCATACATATATCACTCTAAAAGCCTAAAAAGTCAACGGGTTTCCCGATAATAAAGTACCCAGAATCGGGCGATATTTCTTCAGCAATTTATCCTGTAATACACAATAGCTTTCTTCGGAAATAACCCCCTGTGAGAGCATGGATTTTGCGATGGCAATGGATATCTGATACATTTTTTCGGTCTGAAGTTCCTCCTTACTCATGGCTGCCTCCCTTCTTGAAACGGTCTGCTATGTAGCATTCGTGGGAGCAGTATTTACGCTTGGCGTTACCATAAGAAGCAAACTCCTTACCACAACAGGCACACTTGAAATTGTAGACTGCTTTTTTATTGATGTTTTCCGGATGATTGTGCCACCAGTTCAGACAGCACTCACGGCTGCAAAAGCGTTTTTTCTTTTTTCCTTCCATTTGTATCAGAGCCTTACCGCAAAATTCACAGCAGTCCGAAGTGTCTTTCGCAGTGCATTCCACGGTGCTGATACCATGACGTCTGCAATAGCTTTTCACGGTATCCCTGGACAATTGAAGATTTGTTGCAATATCTGTATAACTGACCCCTCTGCTACGAAGGGATACAATCTGCTTTTTCTGCTCATCGGTCATTTTCAAAACACCTCCTACTTGTAAGCCACGGCAAGAGGCAAAACTTGAGGATTTTTTGAAAATATATTGCATCCCGATAAAATTTATGCGTGTCCAATGAAAACAGGAACATCTGTAACAACATTCTCTATATATCAAAAACCACTTATTATAATAGGAAATAACCGTTATACCTGCGTAGGAGTATATAGGACGCACCGTTGCTCTTGTTCCGCTTGTTGCAAAAAAAATAATTGACACCTGTATATAAGACAAGTATAATGCAATGATTTAGATTTATTAAAATCTATTTGGGTGGCTTGGGATAAAGGAGGTTTTTTATGCACAATTTTGAGTATGTTTCCAAAGAACAATGGGAACCTATAAGAGCTGAACTCTTCGAAATTATCTCTCGGCTACAAGATGAAGTTAGAAACGAATTTACTTTTCAATATCGTTTCGTTGGCAGCAGCACACAAAATATGATAACCTATGACCGAAATTCTAATATCGGTTTTGACTTTGATGTAAATCTTGAAGTAAATGATCCCAACGAAGACTACTCCCCAAAAGAAATACGAGATATTCTTCGCAACGGTCTCGATAAGGTTACCCATAATACTGTTACCTTTCCTATTCTTCTTTATGGATACCGAACAGTCAGATACCCTTACGATTATGCTGAAGACTCAACTCGTGTTCTTACCATCAAAGTAAAAGACAGAGAAAATTCTCGAATCTTACATAGTTGTGACTTTTGCATCATATACGAATGTGAAGATGGACAGCAACAATATATCCGATATAATAAAGAGCAAAAAAGCTATTCATGGGAATATCAGCCTAAAGGATATTATAGACTGCCGAAAAAAATCGAATGGATTAAAAAGAACAATTTATGGCAACAGGTTAGAGATGATTATCTATATAAAAAGAATACAAACACCGATAATAATAAAAAATCCAGAACACTTTTTGCTGAAACCATACATCAGGTGTATCAGCAAAATAGATATTTTGCTAAAAGATGAAGGGAGTTATATCTATGAGTAAAACTTTTTTTGATTATGATGACGGAGATTTTGTCCACACTATTTCTGACAATATGGGCATGGATTCAGATGGAAATTTACTTATGCGAATGGGAGATAATATGGCAATGGATATGGATTCTGGAGAATTACATATTATATCCGGTTGGTCTAATGAAGAAGACGATGATTAAAACTGTGAGATAATTTAAATCAGTAGGTCACCCTCAGCATCCGATAAGTTCCAGTTTATTGAACCTCAATCGAAAAACTGCCTACCAGGACAATAAAATCCTGATAGGCATTCTTTTTACAATAACTCATTTACTCTTTTCTGCACGGCATCATAATCATAGCCTGCAGCTTTGAGTTTCTTTTCTCTTTCTGCGCCATTGCCCCAATCACCACGAATGACCTCTTTGGCAATTTCATCAATGGACTTTTTAGTTGCAGTTGCTACAGCAGTTCCCGTCTGGGTAGTAATAAAAGCATCGAATCCTTTAGCTTTCAAATTCTTCTGCATAGATTCGGCATTTTCCTTTTTACTGTATGCTCCCACTTGAATTTTATAAAGGCCGCCTACTTTGACCATATAGGTATCAAAGCCGGCAGCCTTTACTTTCTTAAGCTGAACATCAGCCCATTCAGATTAGCAGTGACCTTTTCTGCCAGATCGCCAAGCCTTGCATATAGCCAGTCACCCGGACAGGACTTGTTTGCAAACCATCTGTGTACGGTAAGCACCATTTCATCAGATTTCGGTGAATAATTAAGTGCTTTGCTCTTGCTACCAAGCCACAGCAGTTTCTTCTTACCGTTTCTTTTGCAAATATCTGTGCAAAGTTTGATAAGTGTTGCATAGACTTTATCATTCATCGCATACGGTGATTTCATATCACTTGCACATTCGATGGTAACTGCTCTTTGGTCATTGGCATTGCTCGAAGAACACCAGGAACGGTTCTTTTCTTCCACGCAGAGAGAAACTCTGCCATCTGTACCGATACCGTAGTTGCAGCTTGCCTGTCTTGATGTACTGGTAAAACATCCGCAGATACTTTCCGCAGAAAGCTGCCCCACTACGCAGTGAGGCGTGATTCTGTCGATTGAATGTGTTCTTGTCCCAGAATGGTTCGGACTTAATTTTGTGTATGATACTAATGAACTGTTTGTGTAAGCCATCTTATTTTACCTCCGTTTCTTTTTCTGCTCTGTCGTGTAACTGTTCAAGTACGACCTTGATTTTTTCAGGGATAGGAAGTCCAAGGTGTCCTGCATTTTCCAAAAGGCTGATACCTTCGTTGGAAATGTAGAAGAAAATGACTGCTGTTCTAAGCACACTTCCTGTTCCGATGACCTGCATATCAAGGACATTTGCAATCCCTACAAGCAGAAAAATCAGTACCTTTCTGCAGATACCCTTAAAACCGACTGCACTGGATAATTTCTTATCGCTTACCGCACACATCACCCCTGTGATGTAGTCAACAACAACGAAAACTATCAGTGCATACAAAAGTCCGTCACAGCCGCCAAGGAAATATCCAAGCCAGCCTCCGACTCCTGCAAAGATGATCTGAATCGTGTTCCAAAATTCTTTCATGTTAAAATCCTCCGTTTCTTAAATTTTTGCAAAATAAAAGACAGACCTTAAAATCAGCCTGTCTGAATTGCCCTTTTTATTCGTGTACATTACACAATTTATTACAAAATAATTGTCCGATTTATAAGTCTGTTTTCCTTGCTATTTACAGCGTTTAGAGTGATTAATAACACTACCAAAAACATAACAAAGGAGGCATTTACTTATGAAATCAAAAAATATGAAAGTTGTTTACACTACCCGTTTCCAGAAGAAAGGCACATCAACCGTTCCCAAAATCCAGATAGAGGGAAAATGGCTCGAGGAATTAGGATTTGCAGCCGGTGCAACCATAAAGGTCGAATACGATAAGGATTCCATCCGCATCCGGCCTTTAACGGAAAAAGAACTGATTTCTCACAATCAGCAGCTTCTCAATGACGAGATTAGACGAAAAACTGCCGAACTTAACCTCTTAGGAAAGGAATATGAACATCTCTGCAAGGTTGCCGAACTTTCCGGTTTCTACGGAGCTTCTTCAGCCAGCAAATCTTAGAATCAACTTTCCCTTAACATCCTCACATTACCCAGATACTTCAGTCAGCGTATAGGTAACTTTCATGGTCTTATCAGCCGTTTTTACCACCGCTGACTGAAGATTGTTTATGGTTGCCAGATAATCCGTTCGCATTCCAAACACACCATCCGATGTTCCGTTTGACATGAAATAAGTCATCGGCACACCTTTTACCGGAACAAACTGCCTGCTGTTTGAATCATACAGATACTTTGCTTCCGGATATTTCAGCGTAAAGGAATCCGTTTCCACGATATACATTGCCCATGATGGAGAATAGGATGTCGGATTAAGATAATAAAGTCTCTTGTCTTTTGCAAAAGCCGGCCAGCTCTGTCTCACCGCTGTTTCAATCTTCTGCACATTCGCCGCATTTCCAATCTCTTCACGATAAATATAGTATGTGCCGGAATACGGCATTAGATAAATATATCCATCATAACACATAACATTATCTCTGGAATAAAACATTCTAAGTGTAACTCCTGTCTGGTTCGTCATGGAATACTGCTTTACTGCATAATCGTTTGCTACATCAATCTCCGTAATTGTAAATGACCCACCATTGGATACATTTGTATTTACACCGGATACAATGTACAGCTTTTCCGATTCCTCATCATAATTGTAAGAAAAATACTGCTGACTGATGGCCGTACTGAACACTAAAGTTTTTTCAAATAGCAGTGTCCTTCCTGTAGACGGATTATCAAATAAAGATACGGTATTGATATTTGCACGATATCCCCTGATGGTAATGGATGTCGTGCTGTCAATCGAAAAGTAATAAGCCATATCCTTGCCTGCATCAACCAAGAAAATCCATTTATAATTCGCCCCATATGTGCTGTAAGACATGGTTCTGTCATAAGCACTCAGTCCCGCACTGCTGCTGGAAAGCCTGATAGATCCACTTCCCAAGTTCATAAAATATGGATGCTCAGCCCTGACCGGCTCTGTTTCACATCCTCTATTGCTGAAGCCGCCATCAGCGTGTGTCAGCGCCACACAGGCGATTGTTCCATTTGCCTCCGATGTATCAAAGTCATACACATATTTAATAGTACGATTTACCACATCAATCTCCGTTTCCATTGCATTGTAATTTCCCCTTAGTGTCTGATCAGAAGTATTCTGTTTGTCAAAAACCGCACATCCCGTCACACCCACACTGGTATCCAGAAAAATGTTATCTGCATCTTCCGTTACTGTCTTATCCAATAAAAGAAGCCCACCGGTCAATGTGGCATAATAATTCACAAAGGTTGAGCCATACATAGTAGCTCCTGCTTTGATATACCCTAACGGATTAAAAATATACTGAAGAGCATTGGTAACCATGTTTTCTTCTTCGATTACCTCCACCTGTCCGGTATTCACATCCGTCAATTCAATTTTTGTTTTTCCTTTTATCATGATTCTGTCTCCTCCTCTACTGCTTCTGCACTGTCAGATAATCCGAATAAGGTTACCTTACCGTTAAGCATATATTTTCCTACGGTTTCTTCTATACCGCCTTCCATATCTGTACGATAAGTAAATCCAATATCACTGGCAAATCCCTTCATGGTCATATCTGCATCCACCAGAGTAAGTAAGGATATCTGCTGTTCAATTACAATCTTTCCATCCCACTCTGTATAACCGCTTGCAATACCGGAACCTGCCACAGCTGCCTTACAGTTTGCCGGAGCAATCACAAGTTCTCCGTCATCAATCAGCATATACACTTCTAACCGTTTTGCACTGTTTGCTCCAAGACTTCCCATAGGAAAAAGTAATGGTAAAATATTTTCTCCATCCACCACTTTCTGCTTCGGCTGATAATCCTCCACCCATGTATCATCCAGTTTATATAGAAATGTTACAACAGGAGATATTTTCTCCGTAACAGGAAAATTCACAACAGATTCCGCTGTTTCATATTCCACTTCCGGAATAATCGTTTCTTCCGTATCTGACTCATCTTTGCCTTTCTGTACTGCTTCTGTTCCCTCTTTTTCTATATCCGTTCCATCACCAGATTCCGTCTCTCCTCCTGCAGTATTTTCTTCTGCAATCTCTTTTTTTGCAATTGCTACTGCCCTTGCAATGATACTGTCCACTGTTGGCACTTCATGGCTGACTGTATATTCCTTTGTAACCGTTTCTTTCTCTGCACTTACCACACAGTTAATGTTCCCAATGAATAACGCACTGGTGGATTCAATGGCAGCAAAAGTTACATCAATAATACGAATCGCCTCTGCACCCACAACCAGCTCCGAAGCATTTTCATAGGCACAGATGACAAATTTTCCTGTTTCCACCTGATTCAACAGACCAATGATGTTCTTATCTGCCTTACTCTTTGCAGAGGAAAGCAACGGATTCTTACCTACACCTTTCAAGGTCTGTTTTCCATTAATTTTATAGGTCACACTGGTAATACAGCTGATTGAATCAGCATCTGCATGACCACCTGTAAACCTCACCACATCCATTGGCTCTAATGCCGGATTTCCAATGGTATCCGAATCAAAAGGCACATAATTGATTACAGAAACAGCATTTAAAATATTGGTAATGACCGTTTCTCTGGTATTCACAAGGCCATACTGCAGCAATGGATTCACACCAAGATTCATTGTTAACCCGTCATCGGGATCTAAAGAGTAATACTCGGAAATGGCATCAATCTCATTTGTAGAATACACCGCTGTATATCTAGTCACAAAGTCAGAATAGGAACTGGAAAACCTGTGCTTTGCTTTCAATGTTACCACTGGCTCTGTTCCATAGGCTTTCAGTTCCAATTTTCCTTCTCTGTTAATCTGACACACCCTTCCAAGCACCTGTGCCACATAAAAAATCATGTCACGATAGGTTTCAATATTTCCATCCTGATAGATGCCAAGCAACTCTGTACCGTTTGGCATTGTTTCAATTTCTTTCTGTGTATGTGCCAGTTCCACCTTGCATTTTTCACACGCAAAACTGAGAAAATCATACGGATATCCACTGGTCATGTCCCCAGACGACTTATCAAATCGAAGCATATAATCATATCCAACCAGTTCAATGGTCTTGATATGCCTGTTTGCTTCACTTACTTCAAATACACCCATTGGAATGGTTTCTGTTGTTCCATCTGGCAAAATCAGGCTATAAAACAATTCCACAATAGCATCTTCCAGAGAATATCTATCCACATCAAGGAACAGGGTAATCTTCATCTCCGAAGCATATACAGACCCCAGTTCAATTTCATTATTTCCACAACAAGACCTTGTGATATACCCACTGCCTTTTACAATGTCCTTGGATGTAAACTCATACACTACTCCACTAGCGGTGGTTATCTTCCCGAACCATTCATATTTTCTTGTGTTCTCCTGCACCGCCTGCAGGAATGCTTCACTTACCGGGTACATTCAAACACCACCTTCCTAAAACTCCTTCAAAGTAAAGGAAACTGTCCAAAGACCTTTATAGGAAGTATCTTTCTCCAGTTTTGCCTTAAATCCCTCCACATACATCTCCGTCTTCTTCACGTCTGCTGTCTCCGTATCAAAATAGTCCACCGACAGCTTATCTCTCTTGGAATAAGCCGTCAGTGCTTTCAGCCACTTAGCTGTCACAGAAAAAGAAACTGAAATGTTCACAATGCCCTGACGGACAACATCCCGCTGTGTCGTTCCTGCCTCGGTCTCTCCGCTGCTGTCTGCTTCCACCGCAGACAAAGATACATCATAGGAATCCGGCAGAGGAAGAGCAACTCCGTCAAATTTTAAATATTCAAAAAATGCCATCCTACCTTCCTCCACTTCTAAGATTCATTCTCTGCTGGGCATCTACAATGATCTCATCCAGCATCGTTCCACCAAGGTAAATTGGAATCACGATATCACCAGTCTGCCCATTCATCTGGGACAATGCTTCTGTAATCGCAGAGGTGATACCAGATAATCCGGTGCCTGTCACGCCTCCTTCAAAGGGTGTAACGAAATGCGACTCCCTTGCCATTTCCATCTGCGGACTGATAACCATATCCCCGGCAACACCTTCCACTGCTTTAGCCACCATACTTTTGCTCTGCTCAATCCCCTTCGCCAGACCACCCATAAAGTCAGGCATCCAGCTTTCATAATCGGTCAGTGGTCCTTCATCCGGCACAGAGAAATGCAGGAATGAGCGGATAGTCTCTGCCACATTTGACACTGCATCCCTAACCTTACTGATACAGCTTTTAATACCATTTACAATCCCCTGGATGATATCTGCTCCCCAGCTAAATGCAGAAGATGCCAGATTTTTGATAAAGTTCACCGCATTGTTAAATCCTGTCTTTATCGTATTTACAATCCCGGAAACTGTACTTTTTATCCCATTCCACATGGAAGTAAATGCACCGGACACCACAGATTTGATGGTATTTAAGACTGTCGTAAATACCATTTTTATCGTATTCCATACGATTGTGATGACCGTCTTAATCGCATTCAACACTGTAGTAATCACAGTCTTGATTGCATTGAAAACAGTTGTAATGATTGTCTTATAAAGATTGAAATAGGTAGTTACTATTGTACTGATGACTGTCAGCACTGTTGTAAAAATTGTCTTGATCCCTTCCCACAAGACTGAGAAGAAATCTTTAATCCCATTCCAGATCGTCTGTGCTGCACTGCTGATTGCTTCCCATGCGGATACAAAGAACTCCTTAATAGCAGTCCATACCGCAATGGCAACCTCTTTGATATTTTCCCAAAGGTTAATCCAGAACTGCCGAAACGCTTCATTAGTATTCCACAGATAAAGAAAAGCTGCGACCAGTGCGGTAATGGCTGCAATGATGAGGAATATCGGATTGGCAAGCATTGTTGCGTTCAGTGCTGCAAAAGCGGTCTTTACCGTATTGATGACTCCCGCAAGTTTCGGTATCACTGTCATGATCGTACCGACTGCACCCATGATCTTCCCAACAATAATGAGTACCGGACCAATAACAGCCAGGATTCCTGCGATCACAAGGACTGTTTTCTGCACGATAGGATTCATGTTGGTAAAGGCATCAACGGCGGCTGTAATCTTTTCTACCAACCCCGTCAGAAATGGAATCACATATTCCGACAACTTGATTGCCAGAGATTCCAATGCACCGCCAAGCTGTTCCACCTTGCTCTGTAAATTATCCTGCATGACTGCCGCTGTTTCTCCTGCAACACCACTGCAGTTATTCATGGAAGCTGTCAGTGCATCATATTCTTCCTGAGTTAGATTCAAAAGGGAGATCAGACCGGACATCCCTTCCTTACCGGCAAGTGCTGTCGCATAATACACCTGCTGGTCAGCCGTAAGTCCGGAAAAGCTGGTCCTCATAACCCTTACGATTTCATCCAATGACTTGAACGAACCATCGCTGTTAGTAATGCTGATATTCAGTTCTTCCATTGCCGATGCAACCGTACTGGAAGGCTTTGTCATATTTGCAAGCACGGTTCTAAAGGCAGTACCTGCCTGGGAACCCTTGATACCTGCCATCGACATGGCAGAAAGTGCAGTGGTCACATCTTCAATGGAAAGTCCCATGGACTGTGCCATCGGTGCCACATATTTATAGGATTCGCCCAAGTCTGAAATCCCGATGGTGCCGGAGTTTGCCGCCTGCGTCATCAGGTCTGCAACTCTGGAAGAATCCTTTGCCGCCAGACCAAATCCAGTGATGGCATCTGCTACAATCGTTGAAACTGAACCAAGACTTTCCCCGGAAGCGGCGGTCGCATCCAAAACTCCCGCCATACCATCAATAATCTGTGTCGTAGACCATCCGGCTTTTGCCATTTCCGTCATAGCTTCTGCAACTTCCCCGGAAGAGAAAGAGGTACTGGCACCAAGGCTGATGGCAGTCTCACGAAGTTTCTCAAAATCCGCCCCGGTTGCTCCTGTAATTGCCTGAACACCAGACATTGCTTTTTCAAAATCTGTAGCAACCTTAAGTCCTGCAGCCCCGACACCGGTAATCGCTGCTGTCACAGGAAGCAGAGACTTTCCGACACCCTCCACCTTACTGCCAACGTCCTGCAGCTTTGTACCTGTGGCAGAAATCTTCTGCAATGCCACTGATGATTGTTCCGCCTGTTCTTCCAGATCTTTCAATGCAGCTTCCGTTGCGATGATCTCCCTCTGGAGTCCGTCATACTGGTCTTTCGTGATCGTTCCCTGCTCCAAAGCAGCATTGGCCTGTTCACTGGCAGTCTTTAAGGCTTCCAGCTTTTCTTTGGTTGCCTGTACTTCTTCTGTCAGAAGTCTTTGCTTCTGGGTGAGCAGTTCCGTATTTCCCGGATCTAATTTCAGCAGTTTCTCCACATCACGAAGCTGTGACTGGGTATTCCGGATTTCACTGTTCACACTCTTTAATGCAGTTGTAAGTTTCGTGGTATCTCCACCAATCTCTACGGTAATACCCTGTATTCTGCCTGCCATTTTGCTCTCACCTCCCCGTTCTTAGGCACGGAAAAAGCCCGGATTTCTCCGAACGATGAAAAAACGTCAATATCTTTTTTCAAAATCCATCCGCATTTTTGATTATTTTGCGGATGTTTTTCAAAATTAAAATCTATCGAAATCGTCTTGATTTGCAATCTGTACATACTTGTACTCATCATTCCTGCTCTCCGCATACATATCATTGATAAGACCTATCGACAGCAAATCCAAATCAGTCATTGATAGACCCAACTGTACGCACCTTAACAGAAATAACGGTGTTGTCATTTCACGATCTGTCGAGCGAAGTTTTTTTAGCCTCAACATCCGTCTGCACATTCAGTCCCCAAAGTTCAATGAGCTGCGGCAGCACCTGATAAATGGAAAAAGTATTGAACCCATCCAGCCACTCTTCCGGTGTATTCGGAATGGATGCATCTGCGTGTTTCGCCATAACAAATGCGATATTTTCAAACATCTCCAAAGAGAACATATCAAGACCTGATTCTTCTTCACTGTTATTTCCTACAGACTTTTCCAGTGCCTTCAAATCCTTATAAATATCCCTCTGAAATTTTATACGGTAAATCCTTGGAATGGCAGCAGATGCCTTAAATGCCACCTGTTTCCCATCAATTTCAATATTTTTGATCATACTCATTCGCCCAAATCCTCACTTCCTGCTGCTGTCAGCATATACACTGTTTTATACCAGTTGTTATATACGGTCGCATCCGTAGTATTGCCTGTCTTTGCCTTGACCAGACCGTCTGACAATGGTGTTGCCTTAATGGTCAGTGTTTCCGTCTGCACCTCTCTGGTATCCTCGTTAGTCTTGCCCTCGATACCCGGACGGGATGCCGCACAGTTATAAAGCACATGGCGGATATGTCTCTGATCACCGTCAAATTCAAAAAGTAATGCAAAGGATTCCAACTCCACCTGTGCGTTCTCAATCAGCACTCCCTTATCATCCAGTTCTTCCTTCAGGATTTCTGTACGGAAGTCTTCCGGGATCAGTGCAAGTTCCAGATCACCTTCGTAACCCATGTTGTTATTGATGACATAATAGGCAATGCCATCCGCATAAAAGTTTTCCGGTTCTCCGTTAGCATCCAGCGAAATGGATACCGAACCTGGAATTGCTTTCGGATTCCCATAAGAAACCGTACCTTCTTCTGAAATCGTCAGCAGTGCGTAATGCGCATTTTTCAGATTATATTTTACTTTGTTATTTTTATCTGCCATTTTTTCTAAACCTCCCATTCAAATGAATACAAGACTTCGTAAAGTCTTTCGCTCTCAATCCACGTTTCAGATTTGTTGTAAAAGATTCCGTGCTCATCCAGCACATCCTCCAGCTGCTGTTCCACCGCCAAATCCTTGAAATCGGTGTACAGTTCGATATGAACCTCATTTATCTTGTAATAAACTTTTCCATCCGCTGAGAAGTTGTTGCTTCCCGGAAGCAGATAGCAGATAAATGGCGGCTTCGGTGATTCCCCTTCTGCAAAATGATGGTATGCAAAGGGAATCTGTATCTCATTTAAAATCTGCAATAATTCTTCCATCAGCCTACCCTCCGAGTGCCTTTTCTATCTCTTCCTGTAACTGCCGGATACCTTCCTGTTCCGCTGGTGCGATATGAGATTTTCCTTCCACTCTGCCTCCATTCCGTTTTGCATGACCATACTCCAGAAGATGTGCAAGCTGATACCGATTTCTGGAATGTACCACCATCGTCAATGTCTGTGATGTCTCCCTTACCTTTTTTGCAGTCCAACTCTTTGCATATTTTCCGGTATCGGACGGAGCATTTGCCTGAATCTCTTTACGGACTGTAGTACTTGTTTTCTTCACGGCTTTCTTCATATCCTCCGTGGCAAGTTCCGCATAATCTTCCAACCCTTTCATAATCACATCTGCCATATCATTGATATTTACTGTCGATGCCATCTTACCGCCTCACTTTCTCACACCGGAATTTCAAAGACTTCTTTTTATAGTTCATGTGGTCAACGGATAAAATATTGTAGATTTCTCCGTTAAACATGATTCGATACTCTGTGTTATTGATAAAAGAAGCCGCCTTACAGTAACGAATGGAAAAGCTGATATCAGAGTTATCAACCGTTGTTCCCGCAGCCACGGTTTCACTTCCGCCCTCACCACCTACAGTGGCAAAGCAGGAATAATATTCTTTCCAGGAATTTCTTCTGTTTCCGATTTCATCTACAGTAACCTCATTCTTTTCCACTGTTATCTTTACATTCAAAAGTGCAATATCCATTAGAACATCTCCTTCCGAATGCCAAAGAGCAGTGAACGAAGAGAAAGCGTAAGCTGTTTATGGTCTGCCTCTTCACGGTTTTCATATAGCTACGCAACTGCATACATAACCGCAATTCGTGAGTTTTTATCCTCGGCAAATACAGATATATCATCACACCTTGCCACATCCATACATATCTTTTCGGCTGCAGATATAAAGGATTTCAGAAGTTCATCATCATCTTCAAAATCTACACGAAGATAGTTTTTCATTTCTTCAAGTGTTACGATTTCCATATCATCACCTCACTGACAGGGGCACTGCCATTTAAGCAATGCCCCTTGTATTATTTAGCTGGATGCTTTCTGTACAAGCACCTTGACTGCCTCAGACAGGATAAGTTTGCCATCCACTCTCTGCGAACCAAGGAAACCTACCTGTCCCGTAGTTGCATAAAGTTCATTCAGCCTTCTGAAGGAACGGCCCTGTCTGTCAGCAATCCAGTAATATTTAAAATCACCGAATGCGATAGTCTTTGCACCTGCCGCAGCCGTAGGCATATATGCAGATGTATAAACAGGTCTTCCGAGCAGTTTGTCCGGAGTTCCTTCCGTAAGTGCAGGCTGCCATAAATACTGACCTGTGCTGTCTTTCAATTTACGGATTGCCTTGACAGTTGCATCGTTTAAAATCCACACGGCATTTTTCCTGTACGGTGTTTTCAGACTATAGTAGAGGTCGATGATTTCATCTGCTGTAATCGCAGTTGCAGATGCGGCAGTCACACCGATGTCAGCACCGCCTGTTTTATTAAGGAAACCTAAAGGCTTGCCGTTACCGTCACCTGTGAAAAATGCTTCTTCCTCACGGGAACCGATACGTCTTGCAAACTCCTTAGAAATGTAGTTTTCAAGGTCAAATACGCTGTCGTTGATAAGTTCTTCCGATACCTTGATGGTTGTACCGAGTTTAAAAGAACCAATGGTAACCTGTCCGAAAGAATCATCGGAATCTGTATAAGGACCTTCTTCATCGATCCAGTTGGCAGAGCCTTTGGATGCCACCACAGGGATTTTTCTCTCGCCACTTGATGTCTGAATCACGTGTGCAAGGGAGCGGAACATATTCTCTTCTTCCAGTGCTTCTACAAGAGTGTGTTCAAATTCATCCGGTACAAGGTAGCCGCCTTCTGTATCCACACCTTCCTGCAGAGCATTCATGATTGCAGGATTCGGAACTTTGGAACGCATTACATTCCAGAAGTTCTTCCTGTAATCTTCTGCTGCTCTGCCTGTCTTTTCGTTCTTTTCCTTGCCACCGTTCATAGGCTTTTCCGTAATAGGAGTAGAGGTAGGCTTGGAAAGCTGGGCATCCATAGCGGACATAGCCTCCATACGCTCGATTTCAGCACCGTAGTCCTGAACCTTCTTCTCCATCTGTGCATAGGTCTTTGCATCCTCCTCGGAAAGCAGACCGTCCTTGTCACGCTTGGTCTCCACAAAAGCCTTTGCAGCCTGCCAAGCCTGGTTACGCTTTTCGCGCAGTTCATTGATAGTCATAATAAATTACCTCCAATTTTTGATAAGATTAAGCCTTTCCATAAGGTCATCGGCTTTGGTTTTACGGGTTGGTTCGGACTTGATTGCACACTTGGCGGCAACCTTGTCCATAAGAGAATTGACAACATTTGCCTTGGAATAAAGCATGGAAACCGCAGGCGGCTCCATATCCTCATCACTGTCAGAACGCTTCATGATTTCGTCCGCAAAGCCGAGTTCCACGGCCTTGTTTGCGTCCATCCATGTTTCAGCGTCCATAAGGTGGGACAGCTTCGTGCGTGACATTCCTGTTTTGATTTCATAGGCATTGATGATGGAATCCTTCACGCTGCCGAGCATTTCAATGGCTTTCTGCATTTCCGCAGAGTCACCGAATGCAACAGTCATAGGATTGTGAATCATCATCATGGACACAGGGGACATCAGCACCTTTGTGCCTGCCATCGCAATCACGGATGCTGCGGAGGCAGCGATACCGTCAATCTTGACCGTGACATTACCCTTGTAATCCATCAGCATATTGTAGATTTGGACAGCCGCCACGCAGTCACCGCCGGGACTGTTAATCCAAAAGGTAAAGGTCGCCGCCTTCTTCCGAAGGTATACGGTCGAGGTTTTCCAGTTCACGGATATCGTTTGCAGACATCCAACCGTTTTGGCGGCCGATGGCATAACCGTTCATACGGCTTTGGTAATCGCCACGGAGCAGACCTTCCAGATTGAATTTCACGAAGTAGTCCTTTTTCTCCGTATTGGAAAGCAATGCCCTCATAATGGACTGCTCCCAACGGACTACCCAGGGGTCAAGGGTGTACTTCACGAATTCAAGTGACTGCTGCTCAATATTAGAAAAGCTCGACTTCTCAAGGTCGCCGACCATGTGAGGCGGGACTCTGAAAATTCGAGCAATCTCATTGATTTGAAATTTGCGTGTTTCCAAAAACTGTGCCTGTTCCGGGGAGATGGAAATCGGTGTGTACTTCATTCCTTCTTCGAGAACAGCCACCTTATTGGAATTGGAACTGCCGCCAAAGGCAGCCTGCCAACTTTCTCTGACCCTCTGCGGGTCTTTGATAGCACCCGGATGTTCCAATACACCGCCAGGGGTTGCACCGTTGGCGAAGAACTTGGCACCATACTCCTCACAGGCAATCGCCATGCCGATAGCATTTTTCGCCATCGCAATCGGAGAATATCCCACCAACCCATCAAAACCGAGTCCGGGGATATGCAACACATCGGAAGGCTGCAAGGTCACTGCAAATTCTTTATTTTTAATGGCTTCATCAGAGCCACGGTAATAGGTGTAATACAAATGCCCGTCCTCATCCCTGTCCACTGACATCTTGTTTGGCATCAGTGGATACAGGGCAACAATCTCGTTTTTGCCGTTGCGGATAACCTGGGCATAGGCATTGCCCCACAGGAGCAGGTGGGTCATGAGGGTTTCTCGGAATACGAAAGAACTCATTTCTGGGTTCGGCTCATCATGGAGCAGTCGATACAGCGGATGGTCAATGGCTTTTTCTTTACCACCATTATCGGTGTATTTATAAAGGTGCAGCGGGCACACAGGAATACACCGCTGTCATCTGCATGGCAGAGCGTTCCGTTACATTTTTGCCGGAAGTCGAACCACCCATGTAAAAGGTGTAAGCACTGCCCGCTGTTCTGTTTTCGGGCTTATCTCTTGCCTTGAATATGCCGGATAAAATACCCATAAAAAATCACTCCCTTCATATAAACAAAATGCCACGGTCATCGTAGACCGAAGCACTGTTACTGTTGCCACAGCGGATTGCACGGTCGAGTGCCATAATGGTTGCCACCGCACCGTCAATCTTCTCTGTGGATTTTTCCTTGTCAGCTTTGATGTTTCCGGCAGGGTCAGTACGGATGAAGATGTTGTCCATCATCCAATGCAGAACCGGATGCCCGCCGTGAGCAATCTTCTGCTCCAGGGTCAGTTTCATCAGTTCCTTTGTAGGCGGGGACATATCCTTAAATCCCTGTCCGAAAGGCACTACCGTAAATCCCATGCCCTCAAGGTTCTGCACCATCTGGACAGCGCCCCAACGGTCAAAGGCAATTTCACGGATGTTATATTTTTCTCCGAGGTTTTCAATGAATTTCTCAATGTATCCGTAATGGACGACATTGCCCTCAGTGGTCTGCAAATGCCCCTGTCGTTCCTAGACATCATAAGGAACATGGTCACGGCGCACACGCAAGTCAAGAGTGTCCTCCGGCACCCAGAAGTACGGGAGAATCACATATTTATCATCTTCGTCCATAGGCGGGAACACCAGAACGAATGCCGTGATATCCGTTGTGGAAGAAAGGTCAAGACCTCCGTAGCAGACACGGCCTTCCAAATCCTCCTCACTGACAGCAAAGGTACAGGCATCCCATTTTTCCATCGGCATCCAACGGACAGCCTGCTTGACCCACTGGTTCAGACGAAGCTGACGGAAAGAGTTCTCTTCTCCCGGATTCTGCTTTGCCGATTCACAGGCGGCCTTGACTTTATCCATTCCCACGGTAATGCCGAGGGATGGATTTGCTTTCTGCCATACCTTTGGGTCAGTCCAATCGTCACTCTCATCCGCACCGTAAATCACAGGATAAAAGGTAGGGTCAATTTTTCGCCCTTCCAGAATGTCCTTTGCCTTCTGATGTGTTTCGTAGCAGATGGAATTGGTATCCGTACCTGCTGTTGTAATAAGAAAATACAGTGGCTGCGTTCTGGCATCACCAGAGCCCTTCGTCATAACATCAAACAGTTTTCTGTTAGGCTGTGTATGGAGTTCATCAAACACAACGCCGTGGATATTGAAACCGTGCTTACTGTATGCCTCCGCCGACAGCACCTGGTAGAAGCTGTTGGTAGGCAGATACACGATTCGCTTCTGCGATGCCAGTATTTTGACACGCTTGTTCAGTGCCGGACACATACGCACCATATCGGCAGCCACCTCAAAAACGATGGATGCCTGCTGTCGGTCAGCGGCACAGCCGTAGACCTCGGCACGTTCTTCTCCGTCACCGCAGCAAAGGAGCAAGGCCACCGCCGCAGCAAGTTCGGACTTGCCCTGTTTTTTCGGAATTTCAATGTATGCCGTATTGAACTGACGGTAGCCGTTTGGTTTGAGCGTTCCGAATACATCTCGAATAATCTGCTCCTGCCAGTCTATCAGTTCAAACGCTTTTCCTGCCCATGTGCCTTTGGTATGGCACAGGCTTTCGATAAAGGCTACGGCAAAGTCGGCGGCATCTTCATCGTAGTGGGAATCCTTCGCCTTGAATTTCGTAGGCTTATACTTTTTCAGTTTTCGCAAATGCCGTCACCTCCTCAAAATGGCATAAAAACAGCCGCCACCATCATTGGTGCGACTTCGTATACGAGGAACAGAGCCTCTCGGCTCCGTCCTGCCTTTACAGGATTTTTTAATTATGTTCGTTCAGCAAAATGCAAAGGGCAAGGTTGGCTTCTTCGGTGGCAGGCTCTATATCCCAACCTCTGTCATAGTTTGCGATGATTTCGCCGTTCAGCTTTAACATCAGCTTGCTGATTTTTCCGCCGTTGATACTGAACTTACTGCCTTTCTTATAAACCTTAATCCAGTAATGGACTACTTTGTAGCCACCATCCGATTTTGGAATACTAATTGTTCCTTCTTTCCACATATCAATCCACCGACCTTTCGCCTGTGAGAATGAACCGGATGTACTCCTTGCGATGTTCTTCAAGGTAGACCACCAATTCGTAAAAGCACATCTCATTGGCAATGTACTGCACCATTGGTACATCAAACATATTGGTTCGTCCCGTGGCTCGGATGGTGAGAATCTGCTCTTTTATTTTAGTATTCATCCGTGCAGACCTCCTTACCCATAATCAGTTCAGCATAGATTTTTGTGTAGCGTTCACATTCGCTGCCCTCAGAGCCTGCAATGGCTTGAAGGTAAAAATCTGCCGCTTCTTTTCGGCTGTCCCAGATTTCGGTCTGTCCATAGCAGGTAATCTGCACTGCATCCAGTTTTTGACAAATATCGACACCGTACACCACATTCAACCCGGAACCCGTATCCCATCTAACCATGATGGAGGCGGTATCGTCCACGCCTCCGACTGTACCCTTTGTACCAATCGGAGGTGCCTGTTCATCGTCCATTTGGACGAGTTCCACTCTGCAGCCTACAGGGTAGGTCTTACGTACCTTTTCTACAATCTCTTTATTTGGAAATCTCATTCTTCGCACCTCCCTTGAAAGCACTGCTGCCGGAAAGATTGCGGAGCAGGACTTTTCTCTCTGTCTTGTATTCGCTGCCGATAAAACCGAGGCGCAGAAGAAAGCATCGGAATGCGTATTTTTCATTCTCCACTGCTTTTTCCGTGGCACTGATGCGTTTCTGATTTTTGCTCATCGCACAAAGGGCGGCAATGAAGTGGCTGTACGCTTTGACATCATCTGCATTAAGGCCTTTATCGAACCAAGGAAAGGAAATCCTGTCCTCTCCGATTTCAATCGGTGTTGCATCAATGCCCAAAGCCTTTTTGATAAGGCTACCCTTGGCATCCAGAAGGTTCGTCAGATTGCCGACTGAAACCTTATCCAAAGGAACTGCCACCGTAAGCCCAACGCTTTCGCCCTGTGGCTCTTTGTCTGCATCAGCCGCCGATTCCTCGGCTCTTGCATCAAGCCAAGCCTGTGCCGTTTCTGCGAGAGCTGCGACAAATCCTTTGTCGGCAAGGCTCTCAAGCAACTGTTCGATTTCCTCGCTGTCGGCTCTGTCATCAAACTCCACCGTGCCGTTCTTTGTTACCGTGAAATAATCCACTTCGTAGTTCATGCTGGGCATTCCCATGTATTTTGGTTTCATATTCAGAATTTCGCCCATTGCCGTAACCAGTGCCTTGCGTTCGCTGCCTGTTACATTAAATTCAAATCTCATGTTGAGTACCTCCTTGTTTTTTCGGTACTACATATATCACTCTAAAGGGCGAAAATAGCAAGTCATATGTGCGAAATATGTGTGAGAATACCTGTAGATTTACACCCCTTCATTTTGTGTATAGTACACGATGCCGGAGAGTACAAACACCACGCACGGCAGTGCCACACCGTTGCCCCACATCTTATACTCGGCAGCATCGGAATGTGGATCACGAAGCCATTTTGCAATTTGTTTCAGTGTTTTTGGCTTTGTTGATTTGCCCATGATTTTTCGATGGGTTTCAAACACATCATACCAGTAACGGAGTTCTTCCACCGTAGGCTCTGCTGTGCCGAGGTTATCGCACCACCAATCCGGGAAACCTTGTAATCTGGCACATTCGGTCGGTGTCAGTCTGCGGACAGTATATCCGTTTTGAACAGCACCCGGACCTTTGGCAACCATCGTAGGCTGTACCTCTTCGGAAAATGACGGTGCAAACTTTGCATTTTTGCCTTGGTTAAAGGTGTCCCTGCCAATGCCATAGCAGACAGCATTGGGGTCTTTGAAGTCCCTCGCCATAAGGGTCGGTGACTGTTCTTCGGTGACCTGTGTAAAGCTACCGGTAGTCATAGCATAAACTGCATGGTGGTCTACTGTATTTAATGCAAAACTGACATCTTCATTGATTCCGTCACCCTGGGGACCGTTCTTATCGTTTCTGCCGATTATCGAACCTTGTATCGCATAGCTTTCCACCACGGCAATGCCGCCCTGGTTGCATCCGGGGTTTCCTCCGTTGCCATCAATAGTGCGTGAAGTGTCAGCCTTATACACTCCACTGTGTGGATTATCGGATTTCATGGAGTTGCTGTCCTTGGAGCAGATGCCATATGCCTCAATTACACAATTGAAGTGATTTTTATCCGGCATACGCTGATTACCTCCGGCATTGTTTGCCGTGAGCGTAGGCGCAACCTGGTCTCCATCCCAATTGCAAGGCTCGAACAGGGTCTGGTCATTATTACAGGACAGCGTTGCGGATTTGTTTTCCTGTATGAGTGCACCTTTGCCGCCACCTTCACAGCCGGAGCGGATTTTCATAACGAGTGGCACATTGTTGCCACCCATGCCTATATTAGAGGTAAGGGTCTGACAGATGTTATCCTCTCTGATTTTAATTCTGCTGTCAGCCTGGTGGTTTTCGATTGCAAGTGCCGCAGGAACAACACCC